ATTTAAACCAAGTGAATATTCTACAAATCCATTAACTTATTTTAGTGTTCCTAATGCTGGTTTTTGGTTTAAGGGAACAGACATAAAGGATAATTGGAATTGGTGGAATAGAAACATAAGAAAACCCAATTTTAATGATTTCATAGAAGTATTAAAACAAGTAAGTTCAACTTCTTTTCCAGAGGGAACACCGGGGTTTAATTGGAATCAATTATATCCATATGATTATTGGTCTACAAATATATTAGGAGATCTAATGGAGATCTAATATAAATATATTAGAGGTATATTATGGAAGATAAAAAAAGCATTGATGAAAAATTGGAAGACGTTTTTAATTTGCCGAAATCACTGGGTGATATTGTGGAAATAGAAACCGAAGTCATAATGCCTGAACAAAAAGAAGATGCAGCTTCTACAGATTTTCAAGCAGTAAGATCAAATTTATATGACATCATAGAAAAGGGTACTAGAGCGATTGATGGAATTCTTCATGTTGCATCTGAAGGAGATTCCCCCAGAGCTTATGAAGTAGTATCACAATTGATTAAAAGTGTAGCAGATGCAAATAAAGATTTACTACAATTACATAAACAATTAAAAGAAATAAAACAGGATTCTCCAGCATCAACTCAATCTGCACAAAATATAACCAATCAATCAATTTTTGTTGGTAGCACTACAGAATTACAGAAACTCTTAAGAGGTAAAATGCAGGAGATCAGACAACTTGAGACTGATCAATGATAGGTGATAAAAACTCATATCTTGGTAATCCGAATCTTAAAAGAATAAATGTTCCTGTAAATTTTACACAAGAACAGATTGAAGAATATTTAAAGTGTTCTGAAGATCCTGTTTACTTCATGAAAAACTATATCAAGATTGTAAATCTCGATAAGGGACTTGTAAATTTTGACCTATACCCATTTCAAGAAAAACTAGTAAACCTTATACGAGATAATCGATTTGTTATTGCAAAAATGCCTCGTCAATGTGGTAAGTCTACAACAATCATTTCTGATATTTTACATCATGCTCTATTCAATCCTAATCAGACGATTGCCATCCTAGCCAACAAAGAAAAGTTGGCAAAGGGTCATATGGATCGTTTAAAGGTTGCATATGAGAATTTACCAAAATGGTTACAGCAAGGAGTGAAAGAATGGAATAAACATTCTATAGAACTTGAAAATGGTTCAAGAGTTGTATCCTCTGCAACTTCTGCATCTGCTATTCGTGGTGGTTCTTATAATTACATTCTATTAGATGAGTTCGCACACGTTCCCGAAAATATAGCAAATGATTTTTATAGTTCGGTGTATCCAACCATTACTTCTGGTAATACATCTAAAATGGTTATAATCTCCACACCATATGGATTAAATCTTTATTATAAATTATGGATTGAAGCAATAGAGGGAAGAAACAGTTTTAAATATATTGATGTTCATTGGTCAGATGTTCCCGGTAGAGATGATGCTTGGTATAAGCGAGAAATTCAAAATTTAGGTGAAGATAAGTTTAGAACTGAACATGAATGTGATTTCATAGGAAGTACCAATACTTTAATTTCAGCAGATAAATTGAGAACTATGGTGTATAAAACACCAATTCACACCACAACAGATGGTCTTAAAGTTTATGAAAAACCAGTAATAGATTCCAAAAATCCAGCAAACAATCATACTTATGTTTTAACAGTAGACACTGCAAGAGGCACTGGACAAGATTACCATGCTTTTACAATTATCGATATAACAAAAACCCCCTATAAGGTAGCAGCCACATTTAAAAATAATGAAATATCCCCCCTTGTTTATCCAAATGTAATCTATCCAATAGCAAAACAATACAATGATGCTTATATATTAGTTGAAATAAATGACATAGGGGGACAAGTAGCTGATCTTCTTCATAATGAACTCGAATATGATAATATTTTAATGTCTAGTATTAGAGGTAGAAAAGGACAAACGCTAGACGGTGGGTTTGGAGCGGGAGGACAAGTTCAATTGGGACTCCGTACTACAAAGGCTGTAAAGCGTCTAGGATGCTCTATATTGAAGTCTTTGATAGAATCCAACAAACTACTCATAGCCGACTATGACATCATACAGGAACTTGTATCATTTATTTCAAAAAATAACTCGTTCGAAGCAGATTCTGGTCACAATGATGATTTGGTGATGTGTATGGTTCTTTTCAGTTGGTTAACTACTCAAAATTATTTTAAAGACTTAACTAATTTAGATATCAAAAAAACCATATTTGATGAAAAATTAAAACAATTAGAAGAAGAAATGACACCATTCGGAGTAATTGATGATGGTATTCTATTTCATAATGAAGAAATTGATAGAGATGGAACGGTGTGGTCCGATGTAGAAAATAGAAATAATGGTTTTTATACATAAAGTTAGACCAAAATAGGCGTATAAGGAGAGAAAAATGGCATTCCAATTAAGTCCCGGTGTAGAAATTAGAGAATTTGATCTTACTTCAGTTATTCCTGCCATTGCAACAACCCCTGCTGGCTATGTGGGATTTTTTCAATGGGGTCCTGCAGATCAAAGAGTTTTAATACAAACTGAAAAACAATTAACAGATATATTCGGTAAACCACATTCTGATTCAACTTTAGCAACAAATTGGTTTATCGCTTCAAATTTTCTTTCATATGGTGGTTCTTTACAGGTAGTTAGAGCAGTTGGCTCTGGCGATGATAATGCAACAGATAGTTCAAACACCGATGGTATTCTAATTAAGAGTAGAGAAGATTTTGAAAAACAATTCGCAACCCAAAACACAACATATAGTGGTTATGGATTCAAGTTTGCAGCAAAATACCCCGGAGAATTGGGAAACAGCCTAAAGGTCGTAGTTATAGACAGTGCAGATCCAAACACAAACACAACATCAGACTGGGACACATATGTTGATGTTTATGGTCAACCAGGAACTTCTGATTACGCATCAGCAATTAATGCAAACGCAAACGATGAAATAACTGTTCTAGTAATAGATGAAGATGGTTCATGGACAGGAACAAAGGGAACAGTTCTTGAGCAATTTATAAAGATTTCAAAAGCAACAGACGCAAGATCTGGTGATGGAAACTCAATCTTCTGGAGAAATGTAATAAATAACAGATCCAAGTATGTTTGGGTTGGAAATAAAGAAACAACAGGATATGTTGCAGGTGCAACTTATTCATGGGATCAACAAGTTTCTTCTTCAAGTTCATTTAGAGTGTTAAGTGATGTAAAGGAATACTCATTAGCGGGTGGTTCTTTAACAACTAGCACATCTTTAGATGAAGGAGATATAGTTTCTTCATTCAGATCAGAGTTTTCAAATTCTGAAGATGTAGATGTATCTCTTCTAATTGCTGGTAATTTAACAGCATCAAATGCAAAAGAAATAGTCACAATAGCAGCAAATCGTCAAGATTGCATCGCTTTTGTTTCACCAAAAGCATTGGATGTCTTAAATGCTACATTAGTATCCGACGACGAAGCATTTACTGTAGTAAATAATTATAGAACAATAATTGGTTCTTCATCCTACGGTGTAATGGATGGAAATGCCAAGTATCAATACGATAGATACAATGATAGATTCTTATACATTCCTCTCTGTGGTGATATTGCAGGTTGCTGTGTAAGAACAGATAATACGAGAGAACCTTGGTTCTCACCAGCAGGTTATGATCGTGGTCGTATCAATAACATTGTAAAACTTGTATGGAACCCATCAAAGGTATACAGAGATAAATTATATAAAAATAATATCAATCCTGTAGTTTCTTTCCAAGGTTCTGGAGCAATTCTCTTTGGTGATAAGACTCTACAAAGCAAACCAAGTGCGTTTGATAGAATTAATGTTCGTAGACTCTTCAATGTTCTAGAGAAAACAATTGCTACAGCAGCTAAATTCCAACTCTTTGAATTCAATGATGCATTCACAAGAGCACAATTTAAGCAATTAGTTGAACCTTTCCTTCGTGAAGTACAAGGTAAGCGTGGTGTAAGTTCATATGCAGTAGTTTGCGATGAGTCTAACAATCCAGCAAGTATAATTGATCAAAATCAATTTGTTGCAGATATCTTTGTTGCACCAGCAAGAAGCATCAACTTCATCCGTCTAAACTTCGTTGCTACACCAACAGGCGTAACATTTGCAGAATTCGGTGGCTAAATTTAAAAAAGGGCATAAATAGTAGAGGAAATCAAGGAGCAAATAAATGGCAGACTCATCAATTAATTCATTCATGTCAGCCTTCGACGGCGGTTCAAGACCAAATCTTTATTCTGTAACACTAGCATGTCCAGTTGGTCCGCTACCACAATTACAATTTTTCTGCAAAGCAGCAACATTACCATCATCAATTCTTGGTGAAGTAAATGTTCCATACCTCGGTCGTATTGCAAAATATCCCGGTGATCGTCAATTTGAAGATTGGACAATTGACATTATCAATGATCAGGGCATGTCA